CTTCAATTTTATTTAGAGAATCCTGAATATTGCCGAGTATATCAATATGGGGTAAATTATCTTCATTATCAGTCTCTATAATGGGCAGTGGTATTAGTTGTTTGGGTCTGCTGTATTGATTAGCTATTTCATCAGCGATCAATTGCAATAAAGGCTTATTCTCTTCATTACCTCTGGTGTGCCATTCTGAAGAAGGACTGAGCGTTTCATCAATATTAACTTCTTCAGTTACACCATCACAAATAATATCAGCAGTACCATAAGTACCTGAAAGAGTTATTGTATCAATACGTGCTACTGCATCTGATGCCTCTTGTTCAGTCCATTTATCCCATGTCATATCACCGCTTATTAATGCGACAGATGTTTCAAAAGAATTTAACAATCCTGGATTTTGTGCAGTAAAAGTAATACCTCCCGGCGTTCCGTTTACAGCTGTGAAAGTCAGATCAATACCTGCTGCTGCATACGCTGCAATATTAGGACCATTAGATGCAAAGGCTGTCATGGTAGTTAATTTATCCGTATCCCAATTACAGGCCCTTGTCACCTCTTTACAGGTAATATCTATTCGTCCCCCTGTACCAGCAGTTATATTGACCATGTCTATCTGTGGCTTTTCCTCACTATTTGGAGTGGTATTCTCTACCTCACCATCAAGATCGCCGTCTGTATTTGTTATTGTGGTGTCGCCTGTAAAATCTACCCCAGGTGTATCAGAAGTAAAAATAATATCATCAGTATGTTCTCCTGTTCCCTGACTTACAATTACACCACCGGGAGAATAATCGGCTGCATGATCAGTGACAAAATCGGCTGCTGCTTCCGTAAGTGTGTCACGGGTTGGGACTGCCAGAGCTCCGGCAAACTGTTCGAGTATATTATCAATACCAGTATCCGTTACGTCTCCAAGTATGATACCCTCTTCCATTTCTTCCCCGGCAATTTCGTTATCTACGATATATTGATGTTCAACTACTTCTTCAATGTCTTTATAAACTTCTTTTGGGGGATTTTTATAAAGCCACCTTCTTTCGGTCCACCATTTACCCATCCAGAAAACCAAAAATTTACTCAATTTCATTGATTTCCTTATAACAACAATTTCGTCTGAAGTACAGTAAAATCTTACATTCGTAATTGCCCCGATAACATTAGCCTCACCGGGAGAATAAATTCTCGGAAAATAAAAAGTATATTTACCATCAACAGGAATACCAACTACCTTTCTTTTATAATGAACCCAATCCGTACTACCGGGTTCTATACTATCGGGCCATGACATCGAACCGGTTCCCATATAACCTGCTGTATTTTGCCATACACAATAATCCCCACTTGAATCATCCACTAAATATTTTGATGCACCATCCGCTTTCAACATGGCAAATAAGCCAATATTTTCTATTGTGTCCCCCGAATAATTATAAATTAAATAATCAAATTCCATGACAAACACATCGGTAGTAGTTTTTGCAAATTCCCCAAATGATTGTTTAATGTATTTAGTAATGTTTAAAGTCGTGTCCCGTGGCATTGCTGCTCCTTCCAATTCTTTTGGAAGCCATTGACCAATTGGTTTAGCTATTTCCGCTTCACTACTTTCCCAGCTTTCAAATTCGCCATCACTATATGTATCAGCTTTAAATTTGTGATTGTCGAGCCAGCTTTCTTTGTATCCGTAATCCTGAGTAATGATTACTTTGCTTGCAGGATCCTGAACCATCAATTGACCACCTTCGACATCCCTTAAATCAGTAGGATAAGTACTTCTATCAATTAACTGTTCAGGTGTTATGGAAGTACCGGTTTTAGCTGTAGCCCCGGTAAATATCCTGCCATATACAGTAGTCTGAACAAGCTCTGCGGGTCTAAAAATTACAAACACGCCGTTACGTTGACGGATAATGGCATTCTTTTTCTTTAATAGGCGTTCAAGTACCTGATAACAGGACATTTCCTGAAATATGTCTACATCGGGTTTGCTTTGATCGAATGGTGAATCCGTTACATCAGAACGCATGTTCTTTTCATAAATATTACAAAATTCAGTAAAGGTTGTCACGCCTATCTTACCGAGTATATCAAGTATGATTTGTGATTCAAGTATCCTGCCATTGTAATATTCACCACTATCTTTATAAGGCATGTCTTTAAGCATACCCAAACCATCAGCAGCAGATATCCTGACCGGATAGGCTACCCCGTCATACGGCTCAGCATAATTACCAGGTATAAGATAACCACGCCAATAAAGTGTTGGTGTAGCACCATAATAAATACTTGTTCTGAAATGTAAATTTCCGGTAGTATAAAAACCGGCATACTGAAAATTAATATCTGCATAAACCGTAAGATCAGCAATACTACCCTTAACAGGTTCTCTTGTTAAGTGATCTGAGTTGGTTAAATAATTAATTTCAAGAGGACCACCCGTTGCCTGCATGGTAAAACCTATCCAGTCCAAATTAATTACCACCGGATGATTGTCTGTAAGATCAAAGTAAATTTTAGTTATGGTATTGTCTATCCAGTCGGTTCCACCTACTGTAAGATCTGACATATTCACAATAAGAATGTGATATTCCCCATCAGCTATTAAATAAATAGCTTTAAAAAATGATGCACTTCTACCATGCCCGGCTGTTTCATAAAATATCTGCCCGTTTCCCGGGGTTCCGCTTGCAACTTTGTATTTTATACTGATCTTAGGATGAGTAGCACCATTTAATGAAATTGTCCTGCTGATATATGAATCAGTATCAGTAGCAGTATATAATTTATATGTATAAGTACAATGAAATTTAGTCCAGAGGGCAGGATCTTTCACGGGAAAAGTACCATTAGCTGTTTCAACCTCTAAATCGATTCGCCAGTCAAGACCAAGAATGTCCGTAAATTCGCATCTATGCTCTATGCAGGGATCTGTAAACATTATGTATTCCTTCCCATTATTTCAGCAGTTCTTACAACTGATAAGTAAATATCATTGCCTTTCAGCTTAGCATCCTTAAATTCAAGTTTGATAGCACCTCCCATCATTCCTTTTAATTTTGAAAGAGGCGCAATAACTTCCGGATTAGTTTTTGCTCCTGCATATTCGCCTACTGTTGCAAGTGTCGGGCCTGATACTATACCTCCCCCGGCAAACCTTTTAGTACCGAACATTTTCATCAGTTGTGTTGTGGCTCCTACTCCCAATGTCATAGGAAATATAGCTCTTAATAACAGTAAAAATCCTGCTTTGGCTACTATCTCTGCTATAAGTAATTTGAAGCTGGCCAGCATTGATTTGATCATATCAGACCATCCCCCTTCGGTATTGTAGAATAACTGTTTAAAAGCATCTTCAAGTCCCTCTACAGCCATTTGCTGGATGCCTATTGCTTCTGTAGCTGTTTGAATAGTATTGATACCTGCAAGACCACCCCCGGCACCCGGAAGTAATTGGCTTATATCTACCCGCTCAAGTGTTTCCTGCAGTTCTCTTACCTGATCAGTAAATCCTTCAGCTTCTTCTTTTCCTTCTGCCATCAGTGAAGCAACCGATCTGAGCGGTTTAAGTCCTTTGGCTGCAGCTTCCGTCATAACATCACTGAGCGCCCTCCATGCCTCTGCCAGTTTTACTCTTTCAGGTTCAGCTATCAGCATCCAACGTTCATAATAATATGCAAGGTTTTTTATTTCGCCACCGGTAAGGCGTACCTCATCCCTAAACTGTTCCATTTCCTTTGCAGAATAAGGAATAAATGTTCCTGCTGCCCCTACCACTCCACCGGCCCGGAGTTTCTTCTGAGCATCCAGGTATTTTTTAATGGCGTCTTCATTGGCATTTATTACGTCAAGATTCTTATAAAGATATTTGAGTGTTTCTTCCGGGAATTGTGCAGCAGAAACAGAACTGGCAGCCAGAGCAGCTTTTACCCCTGCCTGTGCTACTTTTAATTGCTCTATTTCAAGTTCTTTGACTATTTCAAGATATCTTTCTGCGGCCCTTCGTCTTACATCATCACCAAGTGCAGTATTACGGAAGATCAACTCCTGCTGAATCATTTCATAATTAGCGTCTCCCTGGATAAGTTTTAACCTGAGTGTCAGGTCACCGAGTAAATCCAATGCCTTGGCTAATGTTTCACCGTCCCTGGCAGCCTGTTTCATCTTCTTACCGATTCCTTCAAAATCCAGAGTGGCCAGACTGCGTTTAACCTCTTCAAGAGAAAATTTAATCTTTGATTGTTGTATAGCAAGTTTGTCACCTGTGGCATTAGTGCTGCTCATAACTTTACCATAGGTCTCAAAGGCTTTTTTAGCCACTATAACAGCCCCGGCAACCTTAGCCATGGCAATGGTTACCATCTTGAAATTACGTTCTATTTCACGACTACGGGCACGAGCTTCTCTTTCAAGTTTAGAGGTAGCCCTTGCGGCATCTTCTGTGGAAGCTTTATAACTTTTTGCCGAACCTGTAATCTCAACCGGTACATTTATTTTTTTTGCCATTATGTTGTTCTTTTAATCTTACTCCTGCTTCTGATCGCTTTTTCAGCAGCTTCCTCTTTTGTTAATCGTTTGCCTTTAATTTCTTTCTTTTCCCATGAGAATTTGAAAAGATCTTCCGGCTCTTTGATTCTCTCATTACCCCGCATGGCAATAAAAGCATAATAACAGATCTCTCGTGTCTGCTCCCAGCTTTGTCTATTTACTCTATCATCCGATTCACGCCTTGCTTTAATTATGAATGCTATTTCATCAAGACTCATTTCATCCAGAAAATACCGGGGATCCATACCTATCACACCAACACAATAACCGTAAAGCTCTTCCAGGTTTATTTTTTCGAGCTCATCGGTTTTTTTTCTTCACCTCCCGGCTCTGGCTCTTCATCACCAAGTATAGCCTTAGATAGATTTGTTATTGTCTCAGTGGGATAATCGTCGAGCAAATCAAGGAACTGCTCATAATCATAACCAAATTCCTGATTCATTGCCCTGGCTCCTGCCCTGGCTATATGATAAAAGAATACCACATAGTCTTCTGTCCCTTCAAAATCCGTAAAAGACCTGCCTGTTTGTTTCTGGTAGCCAATAGAAGCCCTGAGCGTGATCTTAATAGGAAAATCACGTTCCCCTATCCTGACAGTTCTAACTTCTGTAAAATCCATTATGCACTCGGTTCAATGATAACAACAGTAGCCTCAACTTCAGCTGAATCATCATCAGTTACAGTAACTTTATAACTACCGGCTGCTTTTGCTGTGATATACTGGGTAGTTTCTGAACCGCCACCAGTCCACGCATAAGTGTAGGGAGGTGTTCCACCCAGAGGTAAAGCAAATGCAGCGCCCTCAGTACCTTCATGAGTGGTACAGTTGGAATGTGCTATCCTTACCGATAATTCACCTTCATTAACATATTCGAATCCGCTCTCGTGTTCGAAAGAAGCATTCCATGTGGCATTATCGTCGTCAGGAGCGCCTTCATCCAGACCCACAAGATAAAAATTACCTGTGGCATAGATTTTTGATTCATCCAATGCGCCACCAACCTGTTCGCCAAAATCAAGGCTTAATGGAGTTCTGTTAACCATTGCGGTACGCAACAGCTCAACATCGCCGTAAACCGCCAAACCTTCACAAGAGGCCGTAGCATCTAATCGTCCCTTACCTCTTGTTTTAAAAACACCCGTGTCCTTATTGCTTGTAGGCCGGGTATCCATCTTCACACTTAATGAATGGTTGGTTGCATGTGCAATCGGTACACCATTCATAAATACAAAGAGATCTGTTCCTGAAATTTCTTGTTCCATAATAAATTTATTTTTAATTATTAATATTCAAAAATTCTTATTTTAAAAGTTAATTCGTTCCTAAAAACACCCTCTGAAATGTTATAACCTTCAGCAAAACCTGTCAGAATTATTCTGTGAGTACCACTTATATTTTTCAATTCAAGAGCCTTTCGGACCTGTACTGTTATCAACTGAAGATTTGCATAATCTTCAGAATACGAAATCACACTGAAATCACAATCATCGTGTAACCAACCATCCTTGTCGTATTCCGGATCAAGATCGTTAATTGTGTAGATAATTAGAGGTAGCGGTGTGTTCTCATTCGCCACATACGGATATATAT